ATGGACCCTTCGATTGCTCCGGCCTCGCGGGCGGCAGTGGTGACCCCGAATGATAGCGCCATCGTCGGTGCGCGCGCGCTCTATATCGGCACGACGGGCGATGTTGCAATTGCGCCACGTCGGGACATGGATCCGGTCATCTTCAAGAGCGTGCCGGCCGGGACGATCCTGCCGGTTCACGCCGCCATCGTGGCGCTGACCGGGACCACGGCCTCCAACATCGTCGCGCTGTTTTAGAACCCTCCAAAAGGCGGGCTCATATGGGCAGACCGACGAAGTTCACCCAGGCGCTTGCCGACAGGATTTGCGAGCGCATCGCCGACAGGGAGAGCCTGCGCTCGATCTGCCGGGATGAAGAGATGCCGGCCATGTCGAGCGTGCTCTCCTGGCTCGCCGATGAGGACAAGGCCGGCTTTCGGGTCAAATACGCGCTGGCGCGCGAGATCCAGGCGGATGGTTTTGTCGACGAGATGGTCGAGATTGCCGATGACCGCGCAGACGACTGGATCGAAAAGAAGAACGCCGCCGGCGAGACCACGGGCTGGCAGGAGAATGGCGAAGCCATAAGGCGGTCGCAGCTGCGCATCGCCACCAGGCAATGGGTCGCCGAGAAGCTGAGGCCGAAGAAATACGGTTCCAAGGTCGAGCCCGACCAGGGCGCCGTGACCGGCGAGGTTTCGCAGTTGCTGGAAGATATCAATGGCAAGACGCGCGGACTTCCAAACGGCCGTTGACCAGTTTTCCGACTGGCGCTGGCGTCTGAACAACCTCTATTGGATCACCGACAAATCGGGCAAACGCGTCAGGTTCGAGATGAACTGGACGCAGATGACGTTTTTCGAGCAGATGCATTACCTCAATGTGCTGCTGAAAGCCCGCCAGTTGGGTCTCACGACCTTCATTCAGATCTTCATGCTCGATGCCTGCGTCTTCAACCGGGATATCAGGGCCGGCACCATCGCCCATACGCTGGGCGACGTGCAGACGATCTTCAGGGACAAGATCAAATATCCCTATGACAATCTGCCGGATGCTATCCGCAACGCCGTGCCTGTCGTCAGAGCCAACCAGACCGAACTGCTGCTTGGCAATAATTCGAGCATTCGCGTCGGCACCTCGCTGCGCTCGGGAACGCTGCAATATCTGCATATCTCCGAATATGGAAAGCTTTGCGCGAAATATCCCGAGAAGGCGAGGGAAGTCCGCACCGGCGCTTTGAATACCGTGCAAGCCGGCCAGCTGGTCTTCGTCGAAAGCACGGCGGAAGGCCAGGAAGGGCATTTCTACACGCTCTGCGAAGATGGCCAGGTCAAGCAGCGCCAGGCGCTAGAGCTGACCGAACTGGACTTCAAGTTCCATTTCTTCCCCTGGTGGAAGGAGCCGCAATATGCGATCGCGCCCCGGGGCGTGATCATCACCGATGCTTTCGTCAAATATTTCCGCAATCTGGCCGACCAGGGCATCACGCTGACGGACGGGCAGAAGGCCTGGTACGTCAAGAAGGCCGAAACCCAGCTCGGTGACATGAAGCGCGAATACCCTTCGACCCCGGCGGAAGCTTTTGAGGCGAGCGTCGAGGGCGCTTACTACGCCGACCAAATGGCGGTGGCCGACGCTGAAGAGCGCATCGGGGTTTTCCCGCATGTCGAAGGTTATCCCGTCCACACCATTTCCGACATCGGCATGGACGATACCAACAGCGTCTGGCTGTTTCAGGTGCTGCCCGGCCGGGTCCGGATGATCGGCTATTTCGAGCATACCGGCACCGGCATGGACGGCATGCTCGACGAGCTGGAGCGGCGCGCGAAGAACATGGCTATGTCTACGGCGTCCACAACATGCCGCATGATATCAAGGTCAGGGAATGGACGCGTGGCGGCATGACCCGCATTGAGATCATGCTGAAAGAGGTCAAGGCCCGCGGTCTCGGCACCGTCCGCAAGATCGAGCGCGCTTATGTCCATGACCGCATCAACGGCACCAGGCGCATTCTGGCAAAGATCGAGTTCGACCAGGCCGGCTGCATCCAGGGCATCAAATGCCTGAGGAATTACCGCAAGGATTGGGACGAGGATTTGAGCGTCTTCCGCGACGAGCCCCTGCACAACTGGGCCTCGCACGGTGCCGACGCTTTCGGCGGTCTGGCGATCATCTTCACCGGCTTGGCGCCGGAACCGCTGAAGCCGCAAACGAAAACGCTGCCGACCTTCCAGACGATGACATTCAACGAATTTGCCGATTCCACCCCTTGTTATAGCGAGCGTGTTTGATGGAAGACGAAACAATGGCTCTGGAGGGCGGGCAGCAATGGGACCTGGCAAAGGTCGGCGCCCGTTGGCAGCAGGAGCTCGAGCGCGCCCAGCGCTATTTCAAATCCTGGCACGACCGCTGCGTCAAGATCGAGAAGATCTATCTCGACCAGCAGTCTGACCAGACGAATGCGGCCAAGCGACGGTTTCCGATGCTCTGGGCCAACACCTCGGTGCTGCAACCGGCCGTCTATGCCCGGGTGCCGCAGCCGGTCGTCGAGCGCCGCTTCAAAGACGCCCAGCCGGTGGCGCGCATAGCCTCGGAACTGGTCGAACGTAACCTGTCCTATATGGGCGATGAAGCCGATATCGATTCCATCATGCGGGCGGTGCGCGATGATTTCCTGCTCTGTGCCCGCGGCACGGTGTGGCTGCGCTACGAGGCCGATTTCGAGCCGCTCGACATGGGCGTCCAACCCTCCGACGCGCCGGCGATTGGTGGTCTCCTCCCTGGCGGCCTGCCCGGTGGCATGGGCGAGAATGGCGTTCCGCCGGAGGCAATCACCGACGAGCGTGTCTGCATCGATTATGTGCACTGGTCCGATTTCCTGCATTCGCCGGCGCGGCGCTGGAAGGACGTGACATGGGTGGCGCGGCGCGTGCCGATGACCGACGAGGAGCTGGAGAAGCGCTTCGGCCCCGACGCGATGGCATCGCTTTCAGCGCAAGGTGCCGGCAGCAACAAGGGCACCACCCAGACCGAGCGCGCTGAGAACGAGGGCAAGACCCATGTCTGGGAGATCTGGTGCAAGAGCGAAAACTATACCGTCTGGATCGCCGATGGCGCGCCGGTGGCGCTCGAAGTGTCGGAGCCGCCGCTGGATCTGACACACTTCTGGCCGTGCCCGCGCCCGGCCTATGGCACGATGTCGACCAGCTCGCTGATCCCGGTTCCCGACTATGTCTATTATCAGCAGCAATGCGACGAGATCGACCTGTTGACGAAGCGCGTCAACAAGCTGACCGATCAGCTGCGGCTGAAAGTGTTCTACCCCTCCGGCGACGGCGCGATCTCGCCGGCGATCGAGAAGGCGATGCGGCCAGAAAACGACACGGTGATGGTGCCGATCCCGGAATGGGCCGCCTTCACCGACAAGGGCGGCTCGAAGGCGATCGTGACGCTGCCGATCGACGAGGTGCAGAAGGTCATCATCGCCTGCATCCAGGCCCGCAAGCAGCTGATCGAGGACGTCTACCAGATCACCGGCATCTCCGACATCGTCCGAGGCGATACCCAGGCGTCGGAGACGGCGACGGCGCAGCGGATCAAGAGCCAGTGGGGCTCGATCCGCATCCGTGACCGCCAGTCCGAGCTTGCCCGCTTCGCCCGCGATATCATCCGGCTTGCCGGTGAAATCATCTGCGATCAGTTCCAGCCGGAAACGCTGATGCTGGTCAGCGGCATCAAGCTGCCGACCATGGCCGAGAAGCAGCAGGTTCAAATGCAGATGCAGATGGCGGCCCAGCAGGCCGCGGCGCGTGCGGAGCAGATGGGTCAACCCGCACCGCCGCCGCCGCAGATGCCGCCGCAGCTCCAGCAGATGATGCAGCAGCCGACGATCGACGAGGTCGTGCAACTGTTGCGCAATGACAGCATTCGCGGCTTCCAGATCGACATCGAAACGGATTCGACGATCGAGCCCGACGAGGACGCCGAAAAGCAGCGCCGCATGGAATTCGTGCAGATGATCGGCGGCTTCCTGCAGCAGGCCGGCGCCATGGCGCAGCAGAACCCGATGCTGGTGCCCGTGATGGTCGAGACGCTGCTCTTTGCCGCCCGCGGCTTCAGGGCCGGCCGCCAGCTCGAAAGCACGCTGGAACAGGTCGGCGCCCAGCTCTCCGAGGCCGCCACCGCGCCAAAACCGCCGCCGGAGCCGCCGGCCGAGCAGATGATCAAGCTGAAAACGGCTGAGGTGAAGGCCGGCGCCGAACAGCGCAAAGCCGAGCTTGGCCTGACGCAGGCCGAAATCGAGCATCGCGCCGTGCTGGAACAGGCGCGCGGCGAGGCGGCGGCGCAGATTGTGTAACACGATGATCGTCAGCCACGGCGACGCAGCCGAAGTGTAACCCTATATTTACAGTCCTCAGGTTGTCAGCTAGCTGTCAATTGAATAGCGGGGGCCTGATGAATAAGCGAAACAGACAACCTAATGAGCTGCAACAGCAGCTGGACCGATCACTCCGATTCATTGAGCGGTCAATGAGTGATTTTGATAGAGGCGATGAGGAAGAGGCGTGTCGGATCGCTTTGGAACTCCGGAAGCTGTTGCACGATACGAAAGTTTCGCATTCGATCCTACAGCAACTTGGAGTGAAACAGACTCTCGATTTCTACGACTCCGGACGCTACAGGTCAGATTTCGAGGCCGCGGCTAACGCGTTCGCTGAACGCGAGTTGGGCCCACAGACCAGGCTGGTCGCTCGCTCGCCAGTGCAAGTAGGGCTTGTTTTTGCTGGCATGTCAGGTGGCGATTTCATCTTTTACGCGCCCCTTGGCCTCAGATATCAGCAAGCCAAGGATTGGCGTGCTGGAGGTTACAGAGCGGCCCCAAGAAGCTTCACTGAATGGTGGACCGATCCACTGGTTGAGACAACTACTGGGGAAACTTTCAGCAGGAAAGATTTGGTTCTAACGACGGCTAACCAAGAAGGCGGCGCCCATGTCGATCCGGAAGTCGACTTAACCTTTGACCGTCTGTTGAAGGACATGATGGGAATTTCGATGGTTCAAGGAGGGAGCCCGCTCTCCATATTGGAACTGCACAAGCTCGGAGAAGGCAGCCCAAAAAATAACGCTGTGTATCCTTCTATTAGGCAAATCGCCCATGAGGTGCTCGCTACATTGCGTTCGGGTTACAAATGCATCCGGAAAACTCCCATCCAGGAGTTTATGTATTCGGAACCTTTCGGCCGCATCGCATCGTGAGCAATCGTTCTGGCTCCACGTCAAAGGTGGCTGTCGGGAGGCTGCCGAGGTAAATAAGCATTGATCAGGAATAACGGAGCCTTTGGCCTCGATGGGCGGCTGTTGCACCTGATCTCCACCACCATTTGCAGGTGAGCCCGTGGCAGAGCAGGAAAAAGAGAAACTCATTATGGGTATACGCGACATCCTGAAGGGAATCGATCAATGCGACACAGCGTCAGATGAGCTTGAGGGCTGGTGGGAGACGTCCGCTGGCGCCAGCTTCGGAGCGGAGAAACTTCGCCTTGTCGAAGCGTTTGTCACCGCATCTTACAACAACGCAATCGCAGCGGCCGCCGCTTCGGTTGATGGAATGGCGTCCAGTGAGCCTATATTAAGTGATGCGGTTAGAGTTATTAAGTCGCTGCAGCTGCCGGTCTGACACCACGTCATTCCGCTGTTGATTTGTGTTCGAACACATAGTCAGCGTATTGCCGTTTTTACGGGTTCGGCCAAGCCCCCGCTGCGGCGGTCTTTATCAAGCTGAATACTCGCCTTCGACATTGCCAACGCCGTGGACGATCAATGCCATACCTTCGTCGAAGCCGTAAGGTCCACCACCCACGAGGTGGAAGCGACTATAGTGGCTGCGACCGAAGATATCTGAGTAACGAACCTCACCCCAGATGTACATTATCACTTCGCCAGAGGCCAGAGCCCGAGCCGGACCGGCAGCAATTGGACCAACTTGTTTCTCTCTCATACTTTCCGGCAAGAGGGAAAATTTGCTCTTCAGCGAAGGATCTTCGAATGAAATTGGCGGAAAGGGAGTGGGATAATTCGGATCATCCACCTTCATGTTGGCAACAGTGACCATAGCAACTGCGGGAGTCTGGCCACCGTTGCGAAAAGTAATGATAACACTCGCCCCGCCGGTCTGATCGAAACTCACGCGAGAAGTGTCGACTAAGACATAGGGCCTCAACTGATCACGCGCCATCTGCCGTGTTAACTCTAAAGCAGATATGGCAGCCGCGGTGGATCGTCGGGCCAAAAATAGGCTGTAAAACAGCCTGATCGTTCCCAGCGCTGCCAAAATAATCTGAGCGTACGAAAGGCGGAGGGTTTCTTGAGCGAGATCCTTCAACCCCTCTTGTATCGCAAGATCTTTTGCGTCGCGTGCATCCGCCGTCTCTTCGCGCAAGCGATCGGCGTCCGTTTTGGTTTCGGGCTGCTCGACAATGCGTACCGGAACCGAGAACGGCTGCGATTCTCCGAGTGGGTTTGTTTGAGCAATTCGAATTGTTTTCACTTGTGCGGTTACCTGACCATTAACGGTCGACACATTCTGCGGAAAAACTGAAACAACAAGCAATGATGCAATTAGGAATGCCGCCATAGGTTCCTCCGGAAACGCGTTATTCAACCACCACGTTCGGAAATAGTCGAGCGCCACATTGCAGATCCGGGGCACCAGCTTCAGGCGCAGACCGCCTATCAGTGAACGGAGCGAAAGCATGAGAGAACGCTATTGCCGCGTCTGCGGCGGCTGGCACCCGCTCGACAAATGGCCGCACAACTGCATGCCGGTGAAGAACCTCGCGCAGTCGGATCTGCCGGCGCCGCATTTCGTCAGCGACAGCATCGATATCCAGTCGATGCATGATGGCCGACATTACACCTCGAAAGCCAAGCTGCGCTCCGCCTATCGATCGGCCGGCGTCGTCGAGATCGGCAATGAAAAGCCGCAGCCGATCGAGACGCCGAAAACGGATCGCAACGAGATCCGCAAGGAGTTGCGGCGGGTATACGCCGAATACAACGCCTAAAACCAACCGCTCTAACCTTTTGTTTTTACGGGCATCAACCCCCGACAAAGGAAGTTTCCGACATGGACATGGAAGACCTGAACGAGGCCGGCAACGGCAGCGAAGATTTTGGCGCGTTCGACGACAAGCCCCTGCATGACAGGCCGGTCAGCATCCGCGATAGCCTGAAGACGGCGATCGACACCGTCGAAGGCAGTGGACCGGGCGATATCGCCGGCCAGCCGCGCGACGGGGAAAACGGCCGCTTCCTGGCCAAGGGGCAGGAGCAAGCTGCAGCGGCGAGGGCAGGGCAGGCGCCCGCGGCAAACGCCGCTCAACCGATGCCCCAAGCACAGACCCAGATGCAGACCCGTGAACAGCCCGCAAGCATCGGCAGCCGGGTTCCGCCCGGCTGGTCGGCGGAAGCCAAGGCGCAATTCGCAAGCCTTCCGGGTGAAGTGCAGGCGGCCATTACCAAGCGGGAGCAGGAGGTCGATAACGGCTTCCGCGTCCTGCAGGATTACAAGGGGCTCGAGGAGTTCACGCCGCTCATCCGCCAGGCCGGCATGACCCATGCCGATGTCATGCGCCGGGCGATCGACTGGGAAAAGGCGCTCATCCACGATCCCGTCAACACCGTCGTTCACGTCGCCAGGATGGCCGGGGTCAATCTTCACGCCCTGGTCAATGGCCAGATGGAACAGGTCCTGCAGCGCAACGCGCAGCAGGCCGGACCACAGCCCGGACTACAGCAAGGAGGACCGCAGCCGCGACACGTCAATGTCGAGGCGACGGTCGAACATGTTTTGCGGAAAAGGGACACCGAAACTCAAGTCGATGCCTTCCTTTCCGACCCGGCAAACGCGCACGCCGATGATGTGCTGGATGACATGATCGCCCTTATCAATGCAGGGCGGGCATCATCGCTTCAAGACGCATACGACGCCGCATGCTGGATGCGCCCGGACATTCGCCGGCAGTTGATCAGCCAGACTGCGCAGGCACCCGTCCGAGAACAGCAAGCCCAGAGGGCAGCAGCGGCAGATCAAGCCCGCCGCGCCTCGCGATCCATCTCTGGATCTTCCGCGCCGGGGCCGACCCGCGATGCGGCAAGAGGCCAGCCCACTTCAATCCGGGACTCGCTGCGCGACGCCATGCGTTTTTCGCGCGGTCAAGTCTGATCAAAGGAATGATCAATGCCCATCTCGCCCAACCTCTCTGAAATCGTGACCACGACGCTGCGTAACCGCAGCGGCACGGTCGCCGACGACGTGACGAAGAACAACGGTCTTCTCACCCGTCTGAACAGCCGCGGCCGCAAGAAGCCGATCTCCGGCGGCCGCACCATCGTTCAGGAACTGCAGTACCAGGAAAACTCGACCTTCAAGCGCTATTCCGGCTACGATATCCTGAACGTCCAGCCCTCCGACGTCATCACCGCTGCCGAATACGATCTCAAGCAGGCCGCGGTCGCCGTCTCGATGTCCGGCCTCGAACAGCTGCAGAATTCCGGCGAGGATGCGATCCTCGATCTGCTCGAGCAGCGCATCGAAAACGCCGAAACGACGCTGAAGAACAACATCGCGCTCGACTGCTATTCCGATGGCACCGCCGATGGCGGGCGTCAGATCGGCGGGTTGCAGCTGTTGATCTCGACCTCGCCGACATCAGGCACCGTCGGCGGCATTTCGCGCGCCACCTGGGGTTTCTGGCGCAACCAGAAATTCTCCGCCTCGGCCGATGGCGGTGCCGCCGCCTCGAATGCCAACATCCAGAGCTACATGAACCGGCTCTACATGTCCTGCGTTCGCGGCTCCGACGCGCCTGATCTTGTCGTCGCCGACAACAACTTCTTCCGCCTCTACTGGGAATCGCTGCAGGCGATCCAGCGCATCACCTCGGCGGACAAGGGCATGGCCGGCTTCCAGTCGCTGCAATACATGGGCGCCGATGTGATTTTCGACGGCGGCTTCGGCGGCGGTGCGCCGCTCAACCAGATGTTCTTCCTGAACACCAAATACCTGTTCTACCGCCCGCACCGCGACCGCGACATGGCCCCGATCGGCGACGAGCGCATGAACACCAACCAGGATGCCTTCGTGCAGCTCATGGGCTTCGCCGGCAACCTCACCATGAACAACGCCTTCCTGCAGGGCGTGCTGTTCGCCTGATCGAACGAAAGGATCAACTCCAATGACCATCGCAATATCTCAGACCGATCGTCTTGGCGCGAACCCGTTCGTCGTCGAAGGCCCGATCGTTTCCGGCTCCGGTATTCCAGGCCCGAACTTCTCCCTCGGCACTGTTGCCGGCGGAGACCGCGAATCCGAATGGGTCTATTGCCAGCTGGTGCTGGCCTCGCAGACGACCCTTCAGCCCGGCCAGTGGTTTCAGTGGACCCGGGATTATGTCGCCTCACTGCTGACCACGGCCGCTGCCGTCGTCGGCCAGCGCTGCGGCGTCTTTTCCGGTGCTGCCCAGCCCCCGACACTGACCGGCGGCCCGCTCAGTGCCGTCACGCTTGCACCAGGCACCTATTACGTCTGGCTGCAGCGCAATGGCCAGGCGCCGGCATTGGTCGCTACCGCAACGGCGGCCCTCGTCGTTGCCGAAACCACCACCACGGCAGGCCAGGCGAGCGCCCCGGCATCGGCCACGGCAACCACCAAGGCCATCGCCAACGTCAACTTCGCGGCGGCCAACCAGACGTTCACGGCTACCACGGTCAACGGCTCCAACCTGCTGACGAGCCTTTCCGGGCTGAATGCCGGTTCCGGCCCGTTCATCGGCGCGGCCGTCTCCGGCACCGGCATATCAGGCGGAACCACCATCTCGGGCATCACCTACAGCCCGAGCGGCGTCGTCCAGAGCATCACGCTCTCGGCCAACGCCACCGCCAACGGCACGGGCATTACCATCACCGCAACGGGCGTGCTCGAGGCAACGCTGATGCGTCCGTTCCTGTCGAAGGTGAACTAAACCAGCAAGTGATCGACGGGCGTTTTGGCGCCCGTTGAGACTGCTGACAATGCCTGCCAACTTCCCTTCCGTCATGCTCGGGCTTGTCCCGAGCATCTGCAGCCGGTTCATGCGCAGCAGATCCTCGGCACAAGGCCGAGGATGACGAGGAGGAGGCGCTTCGGCGCCCATTCCCTCATTTCCCCGCCATCAACAGCGAGACAAACACCATGCCCGACAGCAACACTGGAATTTATGCCTCCTTCAGCCTCGAACCGGTCGAGCAGACCTTTCTGACGGAGAAGGAAGGCCGGCCGATCTTCGCTGACAAGGAATTCGTCCGCATCTTCATCTCGGGCGACAAACACACCGAAGTCTATCGCGAGGTGACCGAGAACGACAAACAGCGCTTTTCCGATGCCTACAAGCGTTTCAAGGAAGGGGCGGCCGCCCGCGAGCAGCTGACCGGCACGCCGCTGGCGCAATGGCCCTATCTCAAACCCAGCCAGATCAAGGAGCTGGAGGCGGTCAATATCTACACCGTCGAGCAGCTCGCAGCACTCTCCGACACCGTCAAGCAGAAGATCGGCATGGGTGCGAACGAGCTCGTCGCTGCCGCCCGGGCCTATCTGGCAACCGCTGAAAACTCCAGTGCCGCCTCGGCCTTTGCCGCCGAAAACGAGCGGCTGAAGGAGGAGGTAACGCGTCTGCAGGAGCAGATGAAGGAGATGGCCTTGCGCTTCGAGGCGATCGAAAACGAACGTCAAGGGTCGCAGCCGACAAGCGGCCCGATGAAGCGTTGACACAAGCCGCCCCCTCATCCGCCCTATGGGCACCTATGCCTGGGTCGAGCCACTGGTCTCGGCCCGTCCTTCGGACCCCCGCTGGGGAGAAGAGGGAATCGAGACCTCGCGGCATAACCCCTTCGCCCCAGCGGGGGAGAAGGTGCCGGCAGGCGGATGAGGGGGCCACACGGCACAACCCTCAGGCAGTTTCACTCACCCCGCCACGCCCACAGCAACTGCTCTGAACCGGAGATCTTCCGCATGTCGCTCTTGACCATCATTCAGAACGTCTGTGCGGAAATCGACCTCGATCCGCCGACGGCCGTCATGTCCTCGGCGGATCCGCAGATCATGCAGCTGCGCATCCTCTCCACCCGCGCCGGCCGCGACCTGATGCGCGAGCATGACTGGTCGACGTTGATGGTGCAGCGGCAATTCGCAACGACGGGCGCCAACCCGGAGCCGGCCGAGCCGCCCGCCGACTGGGACCGCTTTGCCGCCAATTCGAAGATCTGGAATGCCTCGCGCCTCTGGCAGCTCAACGGCCCTGTGGAGCCGCAGACCTGGCAGCGCAACACCATCATCAATTCGAACCCGGTGCCGCAGATCTGGCGCATGGCCGGCGGCAAGCTCGATATCCATCCGAACGCTGCCGGCGAGACGATGGCTTATGAGTATATCTCCGGCTTCTGGGTGGCGGTGAATGGCGAGGCGACCTATGCCGCCAATTGGGCTGGTGACACCGATACCGCCCGTTTTCCCGAAGACCTTCTCGAACTCTCGCTGATCTGGCGCTGGAAGCGGGCCAAGGGCCTCGACTATGGCGAGGAGATCGCCAGTTTCGAGCGATCCAAGGAAGCGGCGATCGGCGCCGATCGCGCCGCAAGCGCTGTCGACCTCTCGCTGCCGGTGCGGGGACAGACCCCTGAAAATTACTGGCCCGGCACGATCACGGTTTTGAACCCATGACCCGCAGACCTGTCCCTCAAAACGGGCGCACCCGCCGCGTTTCGCCCGGCAAAGACTGGATCGCGCCGATCGGCGGCTGGCGAACCGATGTCGAGATGGCGGATATGCCTGAAGATGCGGCGTTTCAGCTCGACAACTTCTTTCCCGAGGCCAACCGGGTGCGTGCCCGCTACGGCTTCCTCGCCTTCGCCACCGGGCTTGGCGCCGACGTGCGGACGGTCATTCCCTATTCCGGCGTCGGCAACAGGCTGTTTGCCGCCGCCGGCGACAAGATCTTCGACGTAACGGCGGGGGGCGCCGTCGGTGCACCCGTCGTCTCCGGCATGGCAAGCGCCCACTGGTCGGTGCAGCAATATACCAACCCGGCCGGCCAGGAGTTTTTGCGCCTCGTCAACGGCCTCGACACACCGCTGCTCTTCAACGGCACCGCCTGGACGAATAATTTTCTGGTCGGCACGGCAACGCTCGCCACCCAGAACGTCGCCGTCCGGAACGTGCCCTATACGCTGAGCTTCTTCGGCACCGGCTCCGTCACGCTTTCCGGCGCCTTCACCGGCACGCTGAACGGCACGGGCGTCAACAACCGGGTGTCGCTCAGCTTCACGCCGGCGGCCGGCACGCTTGTCGTCACCGTCTCGGGAACGGTGACCAATGCGCAGCTTGAAAAGGGCGCGGTCGCAACCCCTTACGTTCCTTCGACGATGATCACCGGCATTCCGGACGCCTCGCTGCTGATCGCGGTGACCGCCTATCGCTCGCGTCTCTGGTTCATCGAGAAGAATTCGACCAATGTCTGGTATCTGGCCACCGACGCCGTCAGCGGCACGGCGACGGTGCTGCCGGTCGGCGGCAACATGAAATATGGCGGCACGCTGATTGCGATCAACGTCTGGACGATTCCCGTTTCGACCGGCCTGCAGCAGTGCCTGGTGCTGATCTCCTCGGAAGGCGAGGTGATCGTCTTCCAGGGCTCCGATCCTTCGAGTGCTGCCAATTGGGGCCTGATCGGCACCTTCAAGCTCGGCCGGCCGCTCGGTACCGATCGATGCCTGCTGTCGGTCGGCGCTGATCTGGCGATCATGACGACGGATGGCATCGTGCCGATCACCAAGGCCGTGCAGCTCGACCGCGGCGCCACCAGCCTCGGGGCGATCACCGCCAAGATCGGCCCGACCTGGCGCGAGACCGTTGCGGCGACCGGCACGACCTCTGAGGAGTGGCAGCTTTCGAGCTTCCCGGCGCGGCAGATGGCGATCGTCAACCTGCCGTCCTCCTTCGGCCCCTATCAATATGTGATGAACACCGAAACCGGGGCCTGGTGCCGCTTCGTCGGCATGCCGGCCTCCTGCTGGACGACATGGCAGGACCGGCTGTTCTTCGGGGCGGGCGACGGCACGGTCTACGAGGCCGAGGTCGGGGCCAACGACAATGGCGTGGCGATCGATGCGCTGATGGTCGGCGCATGGAGCCGCTATGGCGACGGCCTCTCGACCAGGCTCTCGAAGCTGATCGGGGTGACGGCGCAGATCGGGGTTTCCACGCTGATGTATGCCGGCATCTCTGTGGACTACCAGACCAAGGTGCCGACAGCACTTTTGTCCTCGGTCGAGAACAATGCGGCGGCGAAATGGGGAACGGCGGTCTGGGGCGTGTCGAAATTCCCGGGCATTTCGCTTGTCCGTAAATTCGCCTCCGCCGGCGGCGCCGGTTCAGCCTTAGCGCCGACGATCCGGGCGCTGATCTCGGGCTCGTCCGGCTCCGTCTCCGAAGCAGCCGTGGTCGGCGGCTCCGTGCTTTACGAAAAGGGTGCGCCGATTTGATCGTCTCCGAACCGCGCGAGGAAATCGCGGCCTGGGTCGGCAACAGGATCGGCGTGAGCTTCCACCCGCCTTACACCACGCTCGCCCATGTCGACCGCGGCCGGATCGTTGCCGGCTTCGTCTTCAACGTCTGGACCGAACATGACGTCGAAGTTTCGCTGGCCGCCGACCGGCTGACGCTGACGCTGATGCGATCGGTCTTTCGCTATGTCGTGCATCAGCTCGGCTGCCGCCGGGCAACCGCAAGGACCCGCGCCGACAACGCCGAATCCCAGAAGGTTTTGGCACGGCTCGGCGCACGCCTGGAAGGTCGCCAGCAAGCCTATTTCGGCGACTGCGACGCGCTGCTTTACGCAATCATGAAAGAGGATTTTCCCTATGGTCTCCACGCCGAAGGCCCCAAAGGCGCCTGATCCGACACAGACCGCAGCGGCGCAGACGGCCACCAACGTCGACACCGCCATCGCCAATGCGGGGCTGAGCCACACCAACCAGTACACGCCGGATGGTTCGCTGGAATACAAGGTCAGCGGCTACCAGACGATGAAAGACCAGAACGGCAAGACCTACCAGCTGCCGACCTATTCCGCCTATCAGACCTATTCGCCCGAGAACCAGGCGATCTACGACCAGACGCAGCAGACGCAGCTCGGCCTTGCCAGGCTCGCCAACGACCAGACCGGCAAGATTTCGGGCATTCTCGGCACCAATGTCGATCTCAGCGCCGGCAATGTCGACAAATATGTCAACGATCACTGGCAGTCCGGCTTCAACAACCAGTGGGACCGCGATCAGGCAAGCCTTAGTCAGAGCCTTGCCGACAAGGGCATCTCGATGGGCTCGGCCGCCTATGACAACGCCATGCGCGATTTCTCCACGCGTAAGCAGGCCGCATCCGACCAGTATCTCGGCGACATGTATTCGAATGCCCAGAACTCGATCCTGACCGAGCGAAACCAGCCGCTGAACGAGATTTCGGCGCTGATGTCAGGCTCGCAGGTCCACCAGCCGAGCTATGTCAACACGCCGACGACGCAACTGCCGACTGTGGATCAGGCCGGGCTGATCAATGAGAACTTCAATCAAAAGATGGGCCTCTACGACCGCCAGGTCGCACAGTCGAACGCGGCGATGGGCGGTCTGTTTGGTCTTGGCGGCTCGCTGCTCGGCGGCTGGGCGAAGTCCGACCGGCGGCTGAAGGAAGACATCAAACGCGTCGGCACGCTGGACAACGGCCTGCCGGTCTACGCCTTCCGCTACAAGGACGGCGGCCCGACGCAGATCGGCCTGATGTCCGACGATGTGCGCGAGATCCATCCGGACTCCGTGTTCGAACACGCCGACGGTTTCGATCGCGTCGACTACGGAAGGGCGGTGGACTGATGGCATATATTTTCGGCGGCGATACCGGCAAGACACAGAGCGATATCGACGACCAGCGCAAGCGGCTGGCCTACGCCATGCTGCAGCAGGGCATGGATACGAGCCCGGTGCAATCGCCATGGCAGGGCGCTGCGCGGCTTGCGCAGGCGCTGATGGGTGGGCTGGAGATCAGGCAGCAGAATGACGAGCAGCGGACGGGGACTGCCGAGACTCCAGCTGCGCCGATGGGCGCGCCTTCAACTCCACCGATGAAGTCTCCTGGCTTCCTGTCGTCGGTCTTCGGGGGCAAGCGCAGTGTTCCCTGACAACTCATGAGCCTTCGTTGCCGTCTGGGGTCGCCAGCATCCCACTCGCGGTTCAGCAGCCATCTTCAACCCCAAATCCGATGAGCGGACCGAGGCTAGCCGCTTCTGAAGGCCCACCGCGGCAGTGCGCGATGGCGATGCAATTCTGCAAGGGCTGAAGAAGCCCGCGGTCCGCTCCGACCCGTCCTAAAACTGAGGCAGATCTCCAAGCTGCTGTTCGGAAGCCATGTCGATCCCAATCACCATCCACAGGAGTCGTAATGTCAGACTTTAATAGAACACCGGTTGCACCGCCGAGAAAAGTTGCCGAGCTTAGAAATGACCCTTACGCGGGGCAATCGGGCGATCTGTCGGTTAACAATGCCATACGCGCCATCGGCCGCGGCACGGTCGTCGGTCCCTACCTTGATGAAACGAGCGCTGGGACAGCTGCATTTCTGGCACCCGTTTTCGACCCATTGCTGCCTGATTTTTTGTTTCCCCCGCTGCCGGGCCGAACGCTAGGAGAGCGCTATGATAACGCACTCGCTATTCAGCGCGGGATGGATCGGGCCTTCGACGACCAGCATCCCTATATCTCCAAAACTCTGCAAGGTCTCGGAGAGGTGGCCTCGGGAGCAGCCTTTAAGTTGCCCTCAGGAAGGATGAGCGACATCGCGCTTGGTGCTGTTCAAGGTTTCGGGTCCGGCGAAGGTGGTTTCAGCAACCGAGTCGAGCAGGCCTTTGACGGCGCTGCCGAAGAGGCTTTGAAAGGACTCGGTATGGATGCTTTAAAAGGACGACGCAGTATGATGCCGGCGGAAGCCGGTCCCGAAGCGGGGCGAAAAGCCGGCGCGAAGGCTCTTACGCGCGCGCTTCTTAGAGCCAGCGGTCGAAACGGCGGTAGTGGCTGGTAA